ACGTTCGTAAAAGTAACATGTCTTGCTACTGGAGCAGATAAAGATGAAGCACTATCTAAATATAAAGATAGTGGTTTATGGTGGATAGAAGATAAAGTCGAAAATGCAATAGCAGGTGAAAAGGCTGGACTTCGTCCACTAGTTGTTGAACATGGTTTCAACATGGATGATGACCGTATACCGCGTGTAAAGAATTGGAAAGAAATTTACGAAACTGTAACGCAATAATATACAAGGAAGTGTGCCTGAGTGGTTTAAAGGAGCGGTTTACTAAACCGTCGTACGTGTGAGCGTACCGTGGGTTCGAATCCTACCACTTCCGCCAATCATCAATAAATAACACTGAGACAATTTCGTCTCGAGGCAGGCATCGTTGAGCCTGCTCTCATTATGTGAGCGCCGTGGACAAGACGGCAAGCAGAGGAGATAACAAATGGACGCACTCACCTTATGGAGCCTAGTCGGGTTCCTATTCGCCGCATACGCGGTAATTGCAAATGATTCAGTACAAACGCTCGGTACATGGATGGCATCAAATAACGAGCGATTCAAGTATACAACATTATGGGGAGCGGCAAGTACAGTGTTACTTGCAACACTTTGGTATGGTTGGTATACAAATGGCGGTGACATCAGTTACGGTCGACTTAATAAAATACCATGGGAAGAAATACAATGGTACCATGCGGCCGCTCCAGGCATACTTGTGTTATTAACAAGACTTGGTGTCCCGGTATCAACATCCTTTCTAGTGTTGAGTGCTTTTGCAAGTACTTTTGTGCTAGAAAAGATGTTGATGAAGAGCATCATGGGCTACGGTATTGCGGCAATGTTCGCATACGGAGTATGGTATGTAGTTAGTAGAACACTTGATGAAGGTGTAGCAGTACAAGAGAAGAACAAAAACTATTGGCGCATAGCACAGTGGTTTGCAACAGGAGGCTTGTGGTGGACTTGGTTGTCACATGACATGGCTAACATTGCAGTGTTCCTTCCAAGACAAGTACCTGTGGACCTAATGGTGTTAATTAGTTTTGTATTTGTAGGAGGCTTGTTCTTTATGTTTAGAGAACGAGGCGGTAAGATACAAAACATTGTACTAGAAAAACATAACACTCGTTATGTAAGAAGTGCAACGTTAATTGACTTGTTCTATTGGATGTGTTTGTACTTCTTTAAAGAACTAAACGATATACCTATGTCAACAACTTGGGTGTTCGTTGGTATGTTAGCTGGACGTGAACTTGCTATTGCACAGTTTACAGGCAAGCATAAATTTAAAAGTGTGTTTCCATTAGTTGGAAGAGACTTTATGAAAATGATGATAGGACTTGGAGCAAGTGTTGCCCTTGTACTGTTAATACATTACGTTATCGTTCCTAACGGACTTTAATACTTAAAGGTTGTGTTCAACGGCACAGCCTTTTTTCTTGACTTTATTTTAGTAACCTACTAAGTAAAGTAAGTAATTGCTCGGATAGCTCAGTTGGTAGAGCAGGGGTTTTGTAAACCTCAGGTCGTAGGTTCGAATCCTATTCCGAGCTCCATTTATGGGGCCATAGCTCAGTTGGGAGAGCGTCTGGTTTGCAACCAGAAGGTCGTGGGTTCGATCCCCTCTGGCTCCACCATTTACTGGACTTGGAACGTAGCATAATGGTAATGCATCGCTTTTTGGTAGCGCAGAGTATAGGTTCGAGTCCTATCGTTCCAGCCAATAAAAAGGTTGACATTCTAGTTTAACTATGCTAATATGGTTGTATAAGTAAAACTGTAGAGAGCAACTTATCAATGTACAAAGTAACGGCTTGGTTCAAAGACCGTAAAGTATCACAAGAGTTTCACGACGTGAACGATGCAATAGAGTATCGTGATGACGTTGATGCTCACTATCCTACAAAGGTAATATTTAGAAAGGTAATATCAATGAGAGAATGGGTATATAATTGTTGGAATGTAGTAATGGATCACGAAACAAATCCACTCAGTAACATTCCAGACTTCAGCACACGACATATGATTATGCAGGTACTTGCATGGATGTGGTGTATTGTGTTTGCTATTATTGTAAGTAGCATGTGGGCAGGCGTAATTAGTATGGTAATACATGCGTTGCTATTAGCCGCGATTGCTGTAACAGTAGCAACATTCGAAACAGCAAAACGCAATCCAAAAGCGTTCCGTAGAGACAACGGAATTAACTCACGTGGCGTTGGCGGCGAACACGAATAATGTTTTATGTAGTGAATATAAAGTCCGGAGGCATCATAGATGTCTATGACAGTTTAGGTGAAGCAAGTGAACTTGTTGATAAACACCCAGAATGGACGATCATGATAAAATACAATGATCGATCAAGACTTAGAAACAAATACGGAGATTGAACATGAGTAACCCAAACGAAGCAGGTGATACAAAAGGTGCTATTCTAGCATTTCTAATTATTGCTCTAATGATGGTAGGCGCACCTATTGCAATCGGAACCGCAATGGGCTGGTTCAACTTATTTGGTATACTAGGATTGTAGACTAAATACTTTTACAATGTTCAATGCAGTGAAAGAAATCATATGGCATTTGACCTGCACTCAATGTAAGGGCTGGTTTACATTCGCTACTATGGAAGACAAGTATTGCATTGAACGAACAACTTTTCATTGTCCACACTGCGGAAAAAAAGGCAGAGCAGACAAATTAGAGGTTGACACAACAGAATAAAGAGTGTATTATAAACACATAATAACAGATAAGGAATAACTACATGCTCAAGAATATTACAACATATATTACATGTTGGCCACCGAATAACCGGGGTACGTCTTGAATGTGACTTTTTAAAAAGTTATTTTAAGCAAGCCCCTAGCAGTTAATTCGGTTAGGGGCTTTTTTTATGACTACACTACGCCTTACTGCAATAAGGTGTCTTTGCAGAGACAGAGGCCTCGAAAGGGTCAAAGTTAGTGTAGTTTTAAAAAAAGTTATATAGGTGAAGTGTTACGGTAGCACGACAGTCTCCAAAACTGTAAGCCGGGGTTCGACTCCCTGCATCTATGCCAATTTGTGAGCGTGGCAGAATGGCTATGCAACGGACTGCAACTCCGTGAATACAGGTTCGATTCCTGTCGCTCACTCCAATAAAGGTTGACATCTATCTTATTGATGCTATACTAATTTTGTATTTGGCCCGTTCGTCTAGTGGTTAGGACACATGGTTTTCATCCATGCAACAGGAGTTCGATTCTCCTACGGGCTACCACATGCGGCTATAGCTCAGCTGGATAGAGCGTAGGTTTGCGGAACCTAAGGTCAGGAGTTCGAATCTCTTTAGCCGCGCCAAATTTTGGAATAATAAAGGTTGACACCTTGGCACTACGGTGCTATAATAGTTACATTAATTAGGCAAACACAGAGGCACAAGATATGGCACATACTTTCGTAATAAGTGATACGCATTTTAACCATGCGAACATCCTTACGTTTAAAGACTACCTTGGCAAACCTGCAAGAACGTTTGACAGTGTAGAGCAAATGAACGAATGTATGATGGATAATTGGGTTAGTGTTGTTGGTCCTCAGGATACTGTTATCCACTGTGGTGATGTATTGTTTGGACATGACAAAGTAGAGTGGTTAGAAACACACTTTACAAAGTTACCTGGTAAGAAAAGACTTGTTCTTGGAAACCACGACAACGTAAAAATGCTTGCACCGTTCTTCAAAGACATTCAAATGTGGATAGACATGAGCAACAAAGGTTTGTTGTTTACACACACTCCACAACATGCGAGTACACTTGCTGAATCACATAGATTTGGCCAAGAACCGTTATTGAACGTTCACGGACACATACATAGTAATGCAAGTCCTGAAGGACCATACAAGTGTGTTTGTGTTGAGCAAACTAACTATGCACCTGTAAACATCGAGGAGTTAAAATGAACTTAACAAACTTTAAAATGAATAAAACAGATGCACCAAAAGGGGTACAGGCTATGATAGATTTTGGCCTGTACCAACTTAGCATCATTCAAAACGAAATGTCATACGGTGGCAAAGACGGTTTGTATGAAATTGGTGTTTGGTCTGAAAATGATATGGTAGAACTGCCTGGTATCACTAATGAAGGAGATACTGTAAAAGGCTACTTGACATCTAATGATGTTGATGCTATATTAAAGAAAGTATATTTAATAACAGGCAACGAAGGTAGGCAACTATGAGAACACAACCACAAGACATTATTAAGCGTTTAGAAGATCACAACGGTCGACTAGAAAAAGAAACAATTATATTCAATGCAATGGCCGAAGGTCTAGATGAATTTTTTGAAGGTGTTACAATGGCACTTGACCCACTTGTAACATTTGGTGTTAAGCAAGTTCCAGAACGTAACGAAACACCCGAGCGTGGACAAGGTCTTATTTGGAGAGATTTCAAAGTACTTGCTAACCAACTTATCAATAGAGAGCTTACAGGCCATGCGGCACGTGATGCTATTGAATTGGTAATGAGTGTTGCTACTGTTGAACAGTGGAATGGCTTCTACAGACGTATCTTAATCAAAGACTTGCGTTGTGGTGTGAGTGAAAAGACTGTAAACAAAGTTGCTAAGAAGTTTAATCCTATGAGCGAATCAAAGTATATGATTCCTGTGTTTGCTTGTAGTCTAGCACATGACTCGGCTAATCACGAAAAGAAGATGACTGGCAAGAAACAAATTGAAGTTAAACTAGATGGTGTTCGTGTACTAGCAGTATGCAAAGGTGGCAAAGTAGAATTGTTCTCACGTAACGGAAAACAGTTTCATAACTTCCCACACATTATTAAAGAGATCGAAAATGTACTAAGTTGCACACCTGCTCCTTATGATTGTGTACTAGACGGCGAAGTAATGAGCAAAGACTTTCAAGAC